AGACCCACACGTTCTGCGACCTCGAGGATCCTTCCGAAAGTGATGTCCTTCCTCTCGGCAGGATTGTTCTCGGTCATGAACTTTGAGTGGTTTGCCTTAAACTGCTGAATCCACTCAGCGTTTCCTTCTGACCACTTAGCTCCGTTCAATATCTTGGTGTGGAGGTTCAGGTGGTCTGCTTCTGTCATGACCTCAAGGTTCTCAGGTCGATTGTCGTGCTTCACAAAGTTCCTGTGGTGAACGACTTCTCCGTCCTCTAGGGGAGATCCCTTGATCATCTCACCGATCACCCTGTGTTCGGAGACCCAACCGTTCATCTTGGACCGCCTGTCCATCGTGTAGATCCAGCGGTAACCTTCGCCCTCCTCCTTACATCCGTTGAAGAGGTCCCTCCTGTAGAAGGGCATCATGGCATCTCCTGACTTGAGGTCTTCGATCTTACAGAAGGTTCCGTCCCGCTTCATCAGACGATGGTTTGGTGTACCAGTGATTGTCTGGCCATTGTCGAAAGTGACCGTGTAGGCCTCGTCGACGCGTGTTTGGCGAGCTTGCTTTCCGAACGCAGGCACAAGTCTCTGCAGGTTGTGATCATAAGCATACACGAGGAACGTGTAGTCAGGATTTCCTTCACATTCTTTTGCAAGTTCCGAGAGAGTCTTGTATCCACCTGGAACTGCAATCTTTGTATCCCCGTGAAGACAATATTCCATCTCCGCGAAGTCCTGGTAACGCATGAGGCGTTCAGACAAGTTGTAAGCGTTCGCCGTGATGGTGGCGTACGTAGGCGCCATCGACTTCTGAAAGAGAAGTGCACCAGAACTTTTAGATTTATCGGCGACTGCTACAGTCGTATCTAGAGCCCGGATCTTCCTCTTGACCACGGGTCCACTTCTGAATAACTTTGTGAGCTTCTGAAAGAGGTTTTGTTCTTCTTTTTTCGCCATTTTTCTATTGCCTCTCCATTAGGGGACGAGGCCCTTAGTGCTTTACTCTACACTACTTCCTTCTTCTCAGGTTTAAGAGTCACCTTTTTTGGTCCAGGAGATGTGACGTCAACATACTGCATCGGCGATGCAACAACTCTCTTTAAAAGCTGTTCGACTCCGTCGAGGTTAGAACCAATCTCTGCCTTGACTTTTTCACTGGCTGACTCCTTGAAGCTCTCTATTGCGTTGAGAAGTTTAGTAGCGCCACTCATAATCTTAGAAGCAGTGTCTTCGTCTGCACCTTCATAGAGGTTCTCTAATTCCTCACGAATGATCTTCTTGAGTCTCGATATTCCAATCTTAGCCATGATGTCCTCTGATACTAGCTATATGTATATGCCTACTTGAACAGCCAAGAAAAATCTGAAACATCTACGTGCTTGACGTCCTCAGGTTTCCTCGGTTGATGAACTTTTTCAGGAGTAAATCCTTGAATCTGGGCATTCGGAACAGGACGTACTTGGTTTATACCACCAGGTAAATCTCCTATATTTCTATTGCCAACAGCTGTCGCTTTGAGCATTGCCATTGCCAGTGCCATTCCTTGCTCTCCCTGGCTGTTCTCACCTATTGCCAACCAGACACCAATAGCAAGACTCATGATGAGGTCGTCGTGAGCATCCTTTGCTGCTTGAGCTTTTGCTCCGTTCCAAATAAATGCTTGTAACTGATCATAGAGGCGCTGTGAATACGACTTGAGTCTGTTATTTCTGATTGACTCTTCTAGCTTTGTCAATATTTGATTGCGAGTTCGTGTCTGCGTAGAGAAACCTGGGATGGCTTCTGGGTCTGCAGGCCTGTAATCAAATAAGTCTCCTGAGTTTGACGAATAGTAGAGGCGCGGATACCCTTCATCTCTCAACTTCACGCATGTGAAGTATCCGAATGTGTTCTGTTCAGGACATATTAGAGCGTCGTTGTATCTCCTGCCGTATTGTGCCAAGAGATCAGCAAGCCTGTCAGGAGGTATCTTTCCCATAAACTCAACACAGACTTCGCATGATTCATAATCTATGACGTGAAAAGTTGAAAAGTCTGAAGAGTCGCCTCGGGCCACGTCTGATGAGATGATATACCTTCGACCTTGCTCTGGGTTCTTCCATACCCAAACTCCATTTTGATGTCCCTCTTTAACGAGAGGTGGTCTTATCAGTTCTCTTAATTTCTCAAATTCAGATGGTTGAAGGAACGTGTCTCCAGAAGACACGAAGTCACAGAGAAACTCCTGAGCTATCTGACGTTTGGTGAGGTTTCTAGTCTCCTTGTCGAACCAAGCTTGGTTGTGTTCTGGATGTACATTCCAAGGAAGTCTAATGGGATTAAAGTCGTTAGCACCTGACTCTGCCTCTGTCCAAAGCTTGTAATATTGTCCTCCAACGCCGTTAGGGGTTGACAGAATGATGGCAGAACCACCGGTGGAGAGAGTCGGATAAAGAGATGTCCAGATCTCGTCAAAGTCTCTAATGAATGCCGCCTCGTCGACGATGAGGAGTGCTAAAGCTTCAGAACGACCGGCGTCTGGTGAAGTTGGAACTGCAGTTATTGTGGAACCGTTGTCAAATCTAATTGACTGCTTCGTAGGTTCAAACTTGGTCAGTAGAAGCCATGGAGGAAGTCCGTCCAACATAGTCTTCACCTTCTTGATGAAGTTGATGGCTGTGTTCAACTTCGTAGCTATGACAAGAATGTTCTTGTCTTTCTTGAAGATGGCGTACCAAACGACATAGGCAGCAGAGACTGTGGAGAGTCCCAACTGCCTAGATTTAAGGACGATATTGAAACGATGTTTCTGGAAATCTTTTACACAGTCGTCCTGAAAGTCGTACGTGTCAAACGGTATGAGGCCTCGAAGCTGATGCTGGATCTTGCAATACTTCTTCATGAAGTATGTGGGATCTTTGCCACATTTTAAGATCTCAGCTACTACTGCCTGTCTTGATGGTGTTCCTGACGTCATGCAATCTCGAAAACTACTTTTCTCCTATAATACGCAGTTCTCTTCGGATTGTGAACGTTAAAACCAATGATTTCAAGAGAATCTGTCGAACTCTCTTCCTTGAGAGTCAAAGTATCTCCTGTAAGCTTCTTATAAGTGTCTTTAACCTCTTTGACGTATTCGGCAATTACGTCATCAGACTCTTCTGAACACTGCCTCTTTGTCATTATCATTTCCTTCTCAGAAACGAAATTAGTTATGATCTTATAAGATGCGAGAAGTCTATCACTTCCCATAAAAGTGAACTTTACAGAATAGGACGCAGTCTTTGGAGTAGACGACCTGCCCCAGGTCGTATCGATGGCTTGTCCGAGTGCGTTAATGTTAAGTGTCTTGGGCATATGCGTCTCCTGTCCTTTAAGTATGCCTGATGTTGTATTTATTTGTTACTTCGTCCACAGATGGTCGCCATCCGTCCTTCCACTTTTCCTTATTGGGATAGGCCCAAATAGTTGCACAAGAATCACAGCATTCAAACTTTTCATATGAGCTCTTGTCGAACTCTCCGACCATTATGGACTCACATAGAGGACAGAAAATCGGCTTTGACTTTTCCTTATCAATTGGTTTTATGACATAAAAACCAGAAGGATGCTCGGCAATCATCCTATTGTTCAGATAGCTCTTCCATTCAATCATTGAAATTCCACCTTTGAGTCCTTCTCATTTTTTGTGATTTCAAGAATATAGTCCGCTGTATCCTTGATGCCATCAACGTGAGTTATGACAAGAACAGTCTTGAAATACCTCTTAAGAGAAGTTAGAAACCTTCCACATGCCTCGACACCAGAGCTATCAAGCGTTCCGAATCCCTCGTCAATGATGAAAAAATCAGGCTTTGGAAGCGAAGAGATGTTTATCATCGCAACTCTAAGGGCAATTGCTGAGATAGTCTTCTCCATGCCACTGCAAAGTTCAATAATTCTTCTAGAGTCTCCATAGTTGATATAGATCTCAAGAGAATCAGTATCCTCATCCGATTCCATCTCTATTGTGAAGTCAACAATTCCCTGGAGAATCTTGGAGACTTCAGAATTTATGAGGGGTAGTTGGGACTTCGTCACAAGGAGAGGAATACCTTTCTTAGAGAAGGCATTAGATACCAGTTCATGCATTCTGACATTCTGTAACAGAATGTCTCTAGTTAATTTCTCTTCTTCCAATTTTTCTATTGAAGACTGAAGTTTTCCTAATCGAGAAGCTATTTCCATCTTCTTCGAGTCATTTTCTTTCAGAGATAGAGTTATCTCATTGATCTTGGATCTTATTGTGATAACCTCGACAGCTTCTTCATTATCGATAGACTTCTTAAGGTTCTCTAGCTTCTTTAAAGCATCTTCGAGAGAAGTCAACGTACTATCACACGTCGTGTTGGTTCTTAAAAGCTCAGACTCCTTCTTGACAATTTCTAGATTCATCTTGTCAAGAAGCTGTGATGCTTTTTCATGCTTTTCTATCTTGTCAGCGACTGTATCGTCCTTAACCTTCTTGAGTGACTCATTGGCCTCGTCGAGAAGATTTAATGCTTTGCTCACCTTCTTAGACTGTTCAGGAAGAGATTTCTTGTTGGAGTGAGCATCTTTTATGAATTTGCAAGTTGGATAGTCATCCCCACAGGGGACCTCGTCGAGGATCTTAAGAGACTTCTTCTGTTGAGTCAAGACTGTGTCTTCTTTATCGTAGACGTGCTTGAGCTCTACTATCACACTCTGAAGTTTTCTCTGTGCGTCTTGCTTAGATTTTAATGTTACGACATCGATGGAGTCTATTAACTTCTGTAAAGCTTCAGACTTCTCTTGAAGAGATGACAACTCAACCTTGAGGTTTGAAGAGATTGTTTTGCATGTCTCAGACTTCTGCTGAAGATCTCTTACTCTCTTTTCTTGAGCATCGACATCAGCCTGAGTGACAGGAGATGCATTGTGTTTCAAGAGCTCAGAGTTAAGGAGAGAAAGATTAGTCCTGCTCTCATCCATTTGGTCAGTTAGTGATTGAAGTTCATCTTTATGATCAAGAACTGTCTTCTCGTTTTGCTCCTTAAGGAGCGACCAGTCTCTATCTGGAAAGTTTTTTAGCTGTGACTTTATGGAAGAGACTTCTTTTGAGGATAAGTCGTGCATCTTGTCGAAGATGTCAAGATCGAGAAACTTCGTCAATATTGCTCTTCTCTTAGTCGACCCTTGGGACAAGAAGATGTTCGTTTCACCCTGGGCGGACAAAGAAGTCATTAAAAAATCTTCGTTATGTCCCAACAGCGTCTTTATCGTTTTTTCTGTGTCGACCCTCTGCTCGCCACAAAGGTCCTCCATTTCCTCGTCACCCTCCCTCATCCTAAACAGATTGAGAGCAGTGGAGGCACTGACGACACCTCTCTTGTTGGTGGACTTGGTTGTCTGACGCTCTATGACATAGGTTGATCCATTGTGGTCCAGGATGACTTGAGCAGAGCAGTAATTCTTTCGGACATTGCAGATGTTAATGTTCTTAACAGGACCTCTGTCGGTCGCGTTAAATAGTACATACATTAACGTACCAACGATGGAAGATTTACCTGTGCGATTGGGGCCAAATATCCCAACAATACCATTCAGCTTCTCAAAGTTGACTACGTTACCTTCTCCGTAAGCGAAGAGGTTGTCCCACTCGAGACGCCTCAAAGACCACTTAGAATTACGAGAAAGATCCTCAACAGAAGTGACCTGAGACAGGTAGGATTTCGCAGTGTCTGTGAGAGACTCGAGCTCTCTATCCGAGAGACTCAGATCTTTGTAGTAATCCCTCAAAAGCTTTCCGACAACTTCTGGTGATCTCAAGTCTGTCTTGGACACAGATGTCGTGGTCGTCTTGACAAGGTTTGTGTCGACTTGTGCGTCTATCTTATAGGTTACTTCCGAGGCACTCTTGACAGTCTTGAGAGTCTCAGATAGGATGTGGACATCATCCTGCGTGAGAGAGACGGACGATCTGACTCTGAAGCGTGAACCTTGTGGGCTCTTCTTCGCAATTTCTATCGTCTTAGCGAGGTCTCCAGCCCAATCGATCGTCACAAAGGGACGTGGATTAGGAAGAGGACGTGAATTCACAGTCCACTCAGAAGAATTCTCTATTTCCCAAAGAAAGTAGCTATGGTCTAATTCTTCAGCATAATTCTGTTGAATCGGTGTACCAGGATAACCTATCCACGGCTTTCCGTCACGGTATCCGAGGAACTGCTTCTTGTGAATGTCACCCAACATGCAGAATTCATATTCCTTGAAGAACTCTGCATTGACGATCTCATCGTCTATGTTCCAACCTGTCTCTGTGAGTGAACCCTGGACAGGGCCGTGGAAAGTGGCGATATTGATGTCGCCAGGAACTGGGGTAACGTCCTTCCAGCCTTCTTCGTCAAAACATGAGAAAACACACCAGTTGTATCCTGGTGCGAAGTTGTAAGTCCCACTCTTCTTGTAGAGGAAGACACGTGGGTTCTTCATGGCCTCTACAATGGGAGTGACGGCGTCTTGACGAGACAGGTTCGACAGGTTTCCATCGTGGTTTCCGAGGACCATGTGGACAGGTGCAACCTTGGACATCTCGTCGAGCCACCATGTGAGGAGCTCGATGTACTCAGGCGAGATTCCTGTCACCTTCGTGTGAAAAATGTCACCGCCGATGAAGATGTGGTCGACTTTCTGTGACCTGCAATCTTCGATGAAGGCCTTGAAGACCTGTCTGTATTCATCGTGGCGGGAGAGGGCGCGGATGTGGACATCCGCGGTGTGGGCTATTCTAAGCATACTATTTGAATAGTATACCGTAGAATTCAAATGTTCATTAAGACCTTGCTGCTCTTGCTGCTGCCTTCACAGCAGAGGGGCCAATCTCTTCAGCAGCTTTAGCAATTGTGCGAGCAGTGCCTATTGCCTCAAGTCCTTCCTTGCCAGCATGGACTGCTGTATCTGAAAGATCTTTAGCGACCTTGATAGATTCCGATGAGGCATTCTTCAGAGAAGATACGAAGTTTTCAACCTGATGAAAGATGTGGGGAATTTCTTGAACGATGGCCGCAGCGATGACTGCAAATTTGAGGCCGTTTGTCGCAATCTTTCTCTCTTCCTTGCCTTCTTCACTAAAGAATTCATCGTATTTGAGAGCTTCATGTGTTTCTTTGCCCTTGGCCTTTGAGATTCCCATCTTCGCAGCGTGTAGAGCTCTATAAGCTGCATACTGAACAGGTTTTGGAAAGAGAACATTTTCCAATACGTACTTTTCAAGTTTCTCAATAGCGTGTTCTGCTTTGATGACGTACTCCCTTAGGTCATCCAGGCCGAGAAATTTGCAGAACATAGCCACACCCTTTAAGACGAGAACAATGAGTCCGCAAGTGCTGACAAAAGTCTTGGTTGACAACCACCAAATTCCGGCGGCGGCACCCAATATTGATTCATTGAGGACGTCAGCACCGTACTTCTGATTGTACTCTTCTTCGATGAGGATCATGCTCATGCGAAATTCGTGAACGTCAAAACCTTCCTTGACGCTCGCGCCTTTGGCAAGTTTTGCCATGTCGACGTCACCAAGAGATTTCAAATCCTTGAGGGCATCACCGAATCCTATGGTTCCAACGAGTTCCTTAAGAGGAACTGCACCCTCCTGAGACTTGAACGCAGCAAAGAACTTCTTGAGGCTCTCAGGGTCAAGTGTGGACGTGACCTTTTTTATCTTCTCTAGAATCTCGTCAGACTTCTCGAGGACTGCGGCCTTCGCCTTCTCACCGAGCTTCTTGAAGGGATTCTTAAGAGAATCGAGGAAACCTTCCTGGACGAGGTACTGACGAGCTAGCTCGTCCCTTATGATCCTACGTAACTTGGCCTCAGTGATGACAGGTCTGTTCTTCTTCTGCATGTCTCTAAGTATTCATCAAATTCCTAGAGATGACGTGCTAATTACCCTGTTGAGCTTGATGAGGAAGTTGTCGTTCCAGTCGTGGTGGCGTGCCTCGCCCAGTGCGATCTCGAACTCCGCGCGGGACATCGAACCAGGATCTCCCCAGGGGCGAACGTCCACGATCACCACATCGATGTCGTACTCCTGAAGTT